TCCATGACCCGATCTTAATTTAATATAGTGCATCCAAGATCTTAGAGTACCATTCATATACATTCTAGACTCTGTTAAGCCTTCTGGTAATACAGAACGAGCTTGTTCTTTTGCTATTGAATTTCTAATTGCCCATTCATAAGCATCTTTTGCTGCTCGTAAAACTTTAGCTTGAATAGCATAAAATTCATTAATAACTTCATTATCATCCGCCATTTCAATAGAGTTTTGTCTATTTTTTAGGTCTTGTAGTCTTGCTTCCCTTGTAACAAATCCTAGTTCTTTAGTAGGGTCAGCATATCTTTGACTAAATTCTTGAAATGAAAACGATCTATGACGGAGAATTTGTCTAGCGATATCTCTTGTTGTTTCTATTTCTAAACAAATAGAAACCATTTCAAAAGGTGACCAATGCCCGTGTTTAATCAGATAATTTAATAGTTTTGAGCTTGTTTCCGTATTATTTTGATTTAAAGGATTTGAAACTCTTGCACAATAGGCAATTACGTCTTCTAAAGTTCTCCATCCAGTATCAAAAGCTTTAGAATTTGTCGGTTGAGAATAGGAAACTAAATTTACTTTCATATTATGAGTCCAAATATTTTTTAATGTCTGAGCGAGAATATTCAGTTGATTCTCGCTTTGGTTTTTTTACATCTTTTAGTTTTTGTATCCACTTTTGAGAACCAAACGTATAATTACTCGGCTCAACTTGATAAATTGGTTGTAAGGTTGTTATTTCGACGCGCCTTACAGAAAGCGCTGCTATAAACTCTCCTGGAAATAAAAACACTTCTTCGTCTCCAAGATTTCTTAGCATTACATAAATTTCATTACGATGAGTATAATCATAAATAGAAGGGCTATCAAGCACTATTAAATTTTTTTCATATGCTAAATCGGATAGAGTTGTAATTTCTGCCCTAAAATTTGGAGAAGGAAGCTCTATGTAAATTCCAGTTGGACAATAAACCGTTGAATTTTTTTTAATGCTTTCATTTTCATGAATGCACGCACGAAGTTTAATGTACGGATCAAAAGGTAATTCAGAAGATAACATCCAAGATGTACCAAGCATCTTTTCTAAATCTTGGGCATTAGAACTTATTTCGTATTTTAAATTACAACTTTGATAGAACATCTAAAGGTTCCTCACCATATTTACCACTTAGGATTGCATCTTCGTTGTACTTTTTAAGATTTATAAGTTTTTCATTTCTTTCAAGAAGATTACGACTTGAGTTTAGGTTTTGAATATATTTAGCACGCCCTTTAATTGGAAAAGCTTTTAGTAGTGTTTCAAAAGTTTTGTGCTCTTTAGCAAGACCTTGCGCTCTTTTAGGCCCGATTCCTTCAACACCGATAATGTTATCACTTTTATCTCCCTCAATAATACGTGACAATAGATACTCAGTCGGAGATAAATCAAAAGTTTCTCTAAGAGTTTGTTTAGTGATTTCTTTTCGAGAGAAAAGATTAAAGATACTTACTTTATCGTCGATGAGTTGATACAAATCTCTATCTGAAGAAACTAGCCAAGTATGTTCATAATTTTTAGAAATGTTCTTAACAAGATACGCAAGTATGTCATCTGCCTCAATACCTCTAAATTTTAACACTTCTTCGTTAAGGGTATCAGGAAGAGTATTTAAAACAGCAAAGAATTCTTCATACTTTTTTGCTTCATCTTCTTCCCTTGGCTTTTTTCTATTTTGTTTGTATTGATCGTACATGTTCATACGATAATAGCTTCTACCAAAATCAAAACAAACTATTGTTCTACATGCTTCATAACTTTTTGATAGGCTTTGGATAGTTCGTTGATAATCTGCGGCAAAATTATTATAATTAATTCTTTGTAACCAGCGATAGGCTACATTGTTTGCGTCAATCAGTAATAGATTATTAAAAGAGCTGTCTACAGTCATAGATAGCTCTGCAAGGTCATTCCAAGACTTAGTATTCATGTTATTCTCCTGTGTTATAATATATTATAGTATACACAGGTCATTTATGCAAGAGTTTAATTGCATTTTACACATTAAAAGTCTTTTTGTTCTTTAAGTGCTTTAACCCAATCATCAAGTTGTGTAACTTTAAAATGACAACCAAACGACTTTATTTCAACATAATGATCCACCTCAACATCGTCACTCCATCCTACAAAATCTTTAGAGCGATTCCATCTAAAAATTAAAAGAGGCTCTTTTTTCATTACTTCTGCTTCTCTAACAGCTTGTCTCCAAAAATTTAATAAATCCGTGGTTTTTGCTGTTAAAAGATTATTCCATTGAATTTCTTTATAGTGCTTACATTCGATACAATAAGGCCATGCAGCAGTATCATGGGGCGTCCAAAGATCTCCTTTAAGATATTCTATTGCACCACTTAAAGGCATTCTTTCAAATTCAATATCAAATTGTGAATTTAAGTATCTTTTTATTTTAGCTTCGTAAGCTGAACCCTTAATTTTTGATTTATTAACCATCTAATCCAAGTTTATACTTAGCGATTATGTAAGATCGCAAAAAATCACTTCTTACTATGTCATCAATATCAAATTCAATAGTTTTAAATTCTTTTATGTGTTTGATTATTTCCATAAACCTAAGTATACCTTTCTTATCGTTTTCTTTAGTTAAATCTGTTTGAGTATAGTCTCCGCAAAAAATTATACGACTATTTCGACCAACTCGTGTAATTATACTATCAAGTTCATGGAAATTCAAGTTTTGACATTCATCCACAATCACTATGGAATCATTTATTGTTATACCCCTAATAAAAGAAGTAGACATAAATTTTATTGTACCTTGCGACTTCAATGAGTCATATGCGTCTCTAACATTAAAAAACTCCCCACAGATTGATCTGTAGGGAGCTTCATATATAGATACTTTTTCTTGTTCGTCACCAGGTAGAAACCCAATGTCTCGTGTAGAAACAACACTTCTAACAATAAAAATGTCATTTACCAATGTGCTTTTATCTAATACCTCTTCTAATGCCAAATATAATGACATAAATGTTTTGCCTGTTCCTGCAATACCATGAAGTATTAAATTTTGTCCACCCTTAAAAGATTTAAAGGTTTTTTCTTGATTTTTTGTTATTGGTGAAAAAGTTAGAAGATCATCAATTCTAACTCTCTTTAAGTGTTTACCGTTACCGTTAGCCATTAATGACCGTAGTTACTCGTAGTTTCTTCAAAATATGTCATTAATTCGTTATATCCTCCAATATGTTTATCTCTAATAAATATTTGTGGAACAGTTTTTGCTTCGGGAGCAACCTTTAACAAGTCATTTTTGTGCCAATCACCCCAGATGTTTCTTTCTTCTATTTCATAGTCTCTTAATTCTAATTCTTTTTTCGCCATTTCACAATAATCACAGCGATCTCTTGTCCAAACTATAGCTTTAAGCATAGTCATTTTTACTCCTTTTAGCAAGTATTAATTTTAAACACCAGTAGAACCAAAACCTCCAGAGCCACGCTCTGAGCTTTCAAGCTCTAATCCAGTTTCAACAGTAACCCAGCTAATTTGTTCAACTTTATTGATAATCATTTGTGCTATTCGATCTCCTTTGTGAACTGCATATTCTTCTTTTCCGAGAGTTGAGAAAATAACTTTTATCTCTCCTCGGTAATCAGAGTCAATTGTCCCAGGAGCATTTACCACAGTAATACCGTGTTTTGCAGCTAAACCAGACCTAGGTCTAATTTGGGCTTCATATCCTTCGGGCAAACTAATACAAATTCCTGTTGGAATTATAGTAATATTATTTGGAGTAATCCAATCGTCTTTAGCTGCGTAAAGGTCCATACCCGCTGAACCAGAAGTTTCGTATTTTGGTAACGGCAGTTCTTTATCAAGTTGTAATATTTTTACTTCCACTGTCTGTTAGTCTCCATAGTTTACGTTCACGAAGCACCTCAATGCCCCAAAGCTGTTCTTCTTCTGTTCTGTCTCTCCAAGTCTTTACCTCCTCGGCTGTACGTTGACAGCCGAGGCAGTATCCCTCATCATCATAAGTGCAAACTTTAATGCATGGAGAGTATTTAGCTTTAGGCATTATATCTCACAACCATCTGAATCACAGAATTTATTAGCATCAGCGTTTTCTCCTTCTTCAGAAAGTAGATTGAAGTTTACAGGTTTTAAAGTTTTTGCATAAGCTTCAATCTCTTGACGTCCTGTAGTAATATAAGGTGCTTGTGCATACCCGTGTTCAGAGATAGGTAACAAAGAAACACCTTTTAATTGTGAATCAAAACAAGAAAGTGCCCTAGCAATTTGATCGGCTTCTCCTGCTTTAAAAGTAATTGTAATTGATACTTGATTATCTGCCCAGTACTTTTGCATATCTACTGCGTTAGCAAATTGTTCCCAAATGGAGACATCGTGTTTTGAAACAGTCCCTGCGTCATGCACAACAGGAAAATAGACAACAACTGTTCTAACGGGATCAGATACAGCGGCTTCTATTCGATAACCTGCTTGTTTTAAAATGTTTACCATGGGAGAGATAGCAGAAAGCCGAACAGTTCGATAATAAGACTCATTTTCTGCATAATGAATTCCTGGTAATGCACCTGCTACAAGGCTTACAGTACCGGAAGGCTTAACCGATGTAGTTTTACGAGATAAAGGAACACCCATCCATTCAGAATATTTTCTATCTACATACTGAATATATGTGTAAGCCCTGTCGCAGTATTCATCTAAGTATTTACGACGACCAAATTTAAGAATAGCTTCTTGAATACCTGACTGAGAACAACCAATACGACGATTACGTTTAATAACATCATTAGTTTCAGGCCAATGTGTTGCCATAAGTGTTACAGCTTTTGCATACAAATAAGCAAACTTAAGGGTACGTTGATAATCCCAATAATCACTATGTTTAGCAGGAAAAGTTTCTACCAAACAACAAAGCTCGTATGACTCAAGTGATTGCTCTAAACAAGGATTTCCACCTGCAACACGTCTATCTTTCCAATCAGCAGGATCTTTCATTCTACTGTATTGCTGCATATTTTCTAACCACGCAAAACCTGGCTCACCCGAAATAGCAATAGATTTTGCTGCTTCTGTGTAGTCCATACCTACCCGTGCAAAGATAGAGTTATTTGATGCCCAACGCCATCCACCGAATTTGTATGCCCAAGACTCATTACTGTATTTTTTAGCTATTTCTGCGCGTGCGTCCCAATCAGCATTATATAAATCATAGTCTTGAGAATTGACAAGCTTTAATTCTTCTGGAGCCTTGGAACCAGTTTCAACTCCCGCAGTTTCCCAATTTTTCATCTCCATGAAATCAGTATCTTCTGGTTCAGAAAACGCTATCTCCGCTGTGCGACGAACATTACCTGCAACAACAATTTTACCAATAATGTTCATTATATCTGTGATATCAACTGAAGTAATTAAAGGATTATCAGATTTAGCTCGTTTACTGAGAATGTCTTTGATACCTGCTAGACCATGTTGTAAAGGTTCTGGTCCAGAGGCTACACCCCCAAATCCATTAATAGGCGCACCATATTCTCTTATCAATGAGTAATCAAACTCCATAGAAGCAGAGCCTTCGTCTAAATAAGAATCAATTAAACAAGAAAGTGCTTCAACCCAACCTTCTCGAGAATCTTCTATCACAAGTAATTCTGGAGACCCTTCCGGTTCTACAGACGTAATTTTACCGGCACCCTTAGTATCAAAACCAACACCGACACCTACCATACTCATATCCATGAGAAAGGCAAATGATTTTGACATTTCCGCATCAATATCAATTGTCGACACAAAAGCACAATTATTAAGAGCTGCGCCGCCTTTGTCCCAGATGAAAGGAGTTCCCATCATCCAGAGTCCTCTACCGGGAGGCATCCATTTAAACTCGAACAGCCGTTCAGCTGCTTCCTCAGCGAGTTTATGCGCTCGTTTTTCATCCCAAGTAACGTAGGAAGATATAGAGTGAGTTTTGAGAATTGAAAAGAAACCCTCGATTACGCGAATTACACAATCTGCCCAAGTTTCTAAAGTTCCATCAGATTTTTTACGGGAATAGGTACGATAATAAGTAAATTCGGACAGACCACCGTAACCCCAATTTACTGTTTTATTTTTTAGTTCTGCTTTGAACGCATTTTTCAATGCAAAATTGATCGGATTTTTTCCGGGTGCTAACATTTAGTTCTCCTTAAACACATTTAAAGTTACCCAAAACGACTCATCGTCAATGGATACTGCTAATATTATTTTCTTTTACAATTGATATTTTATCAATTAAAGGATGAGTAAAATCGTGAGAAATAAGAAATACATTTAAATCTTCTTCCTCAGATAATACTTCAATTAATTTTTCTTTTCCTTCGTCATCTAAAACGCCGGTAATCTCATCTAAAAATAATAAATTGACACTGCTACCACCAAGTTTTGCTAATAGGTTTCTGATAGCTAACAGAATAGCAGTTTGTATTCTACTAAACTCACCACCAGACACAGTTTCAATAGGTGTGTCAATCCCATTATTAGATACGATTATATTTAATTTTTCTTTATCTAATCTAAATGAGACTTGAAATTGACCGTCAGACAAAAGAGATAGATAACGATTGATTGTTACTTCTAATTCTTTAGTTAGGTTTTCTAACTTAAAGGCAACAATCCCCGAGGTGCTAAAAGCTTTTTTCAAAATTTCAAGATTATTTATTCGATCTGATACAGAAATAATATCATTATTAACAACTTTTTGTCTACTTAAAAAATCTTCTTTTTGCTCTATTAGAGCATCTACTTTTGCATTATGAATACCTACATCTTGATTATGATTTAATGCGTCTTGTCTTTGTTTAGTTTGTACATTAATTGTTACTCGTAAATCTTCAATTTGAGATTCAATATCACCAAAATTAGGGTAATCAACTGATATTGAGTCATCAATAACTTGAGTTAAATCTTCAAACTTTGTAATAGCTCTTTTGTTTTTACGGTATTTATCTAATGAGTCTTCATAGCTTTCAACATTAGTTTTTGCATATTCAAGCTCTTCCTTAAGGGCATCAAGTTTAATGACAGTTTCATATAAATCTTTATCAAGACCTTTCATCAATTCTTTTGCTTGTGTATTATCAATTTTTTGTTCACAAGCGTAGCAAGTATCTGAAGTATCAATTTCTATTAATGATTTTTCTATATTACGTTTGTGTATTAATAATTTATTAATATCATTTTTAAACTCTTCAACATCATCGTAAAGTTTTTGCGATTCTTCAGGTGCTTTCATAGATAAATCAAACGTCAATGAATCTCGTTCTTGAATGTACATATTATTCTTATCTATTTTTTTACAAATGTTACTATAATCTTCTATTTGTTTTTCTAATAAACCTAACTGTTTGACTAATTCATTATCAATATCAGGAACCTCTACAATTATTTTCTTTTCTGGAATAGTTGTAGACTCTAAAAAACTTTTATAAGTGTGTAATTCTCCTTGAAGTAATACTTTACTTTTTAATTCGTCACCAAGTTTTATTTTAAGCACTTCACCTATTTTAATATATTTTTCTAAATTAAATAAATTGATAAGAAATTTTTTACGATTAGTATCTGTGGCTTTTAAAAATTCTAATAAGTCAATTGAGCTTTGATAGGTTAATTGCGAAAAAATGTTGAAATCAAGATTTAAAAGATCTTTTATGCTGTTATAAGTATCAAGAACTTTATGTTCACTTAAATCTTTTTTATCTTGAAAAAAAGAAATTTCGCTTTTTGCACCTGTACGTTTTACTTTAATACTGTAAGGCGTATTATCAACTAAAAAATCTAATTCAGCCCACCAATTTTTAGATTTTCCCCATTTATTGATTACGTCGGCTTTTTTAATACCTTTTATATTTTTATTAAAAAGAATTTCTTGTAAGATAAGTGCAATAGATGATTTACCACTACCATTAGGAGCAGTTAACTGTGTAATTTTATTATTATTAAAACTAATACAATTTTCTTTTTCCCCATATGAAAACATATTAGAAAATTTTAAGTTATTTAAAACTATTTTTGACATATTCTAATCCTGTAAGTAATTTGTATAATACCCATGAATCGTATAAGTTAGTGTTTTCAAAATGTCTCTCTAATGTATTTTCAATTTCTTTTTTATGTCGTAACGTTAAATTTCTCCAAGTTAAAAAAGTTTGGAATGCATAATTACACTCTTTTCTTAATAACTCAGTTCCTTCTATAAGTTCTGCGCTACTTTTTTCCCAACCAGTATACTTAATTCTATAGGGTAGGTTATCATAAGCCTCGTACAAAAATGTGTTATCTTTTTCTCCTGGTTGAGAAGAGTCATGGTTTTTTGCGTAGTGACAAAAAATAGGCTCTAAACTGGTAAATGTCATAAATTTTTGATCAGTGTTAATTGCATATTTTACATAATTAGGGCTATCTTCCCACCAACCTAAACCAAGCTTTGGATAAAAATCTGGATTATGACCGCTATTTATTAATATCTCATTTTCTCCTACAAATTCAAATAAATATGTAAGTGCTACTTGACTTATTGAATGCGTAAATTGACCATATTTAACAGCTTTGGGTAAAACTGACTTAATTAATTTATCATATGAAAGAGGAATTATTTTTTGTTTTATCTGTCTGTCTTTACAATATTTTGCAGCATACACTAGATCAAAATCATTTTGTCCGTTAAATAATCGTAAACTTAATACTCTAAAAGGAATTTTTAATTGATAAAATATCTCTGCACAAACTTCAGAATCTATACCTCCGCTCATACCAAGAACAAATTTATAGTCTTTATATTTTTTTGTAAATGCAGATACAAGATTAAAATAATCTTCTCTTATATTTTCGCTGTGTTTTTTATATGCAGGTACACTTATATATGACCCTAAACTTGGTAACTCTGAGTGACAATAGTAACCTTTTAAGGGTCTCATGTATGAATCTGTTTGGATATATTTCCAATAGGTTCTATTAATTGATACATCATACATTTATGTTTAAGTCTTTAAAGTTTTTAATTACTTCTTTTGAATTTTTAATTTTTATAAAATCTAAATATAGTTCTAACTCTTCAACGATAGATTTATTTTTTAAATCTAATTTAGAATCTTCAACCGGTTGTGTCGCTATTTTTTTATCTAGTAATGAGGAATTTTCTACTTTTGACAATTCATCAATAGATCCCGTAACCTCATAAAGAACATGATTAACTTTATCTTCTATCATTTTACCATTGACTTTAATAGTTTTTCTAATTAATTTAGGTAATTTTAAATCAATAAAATCTACTTTATAATTAAAGTCTGGAGTATCATATACGGTAATAATGTTTACACCATATTCACGTTTTTCATCTCTATCAAAAGTTACATTAAGAGGGCTACCAGGATAATAAGCTGGATAATCCAAGTACTTATGAGCAAAATGAAGATCACCGAGTAAAATAAGTTTCCAGGGACGAAGTTTCTCGAAATCATACTCTGGAGTGATATGAGGCGGTACTTCGCCGCGAATATGTGTGACCAAAATGTCCTTCTCATGTTTTTGTATCGGTAAATTATCTTTTTGCATTTCTCCATAAGGAAAGAACTGAAAATATGTTTTTCCTTCATGGACATGAGTGTTTTTTGTGATGAGATGAACATTTGAGTTTTTAATAGCGTTTTCTTGAGCAAAATGTTCGAGGAATGTTTCACCTTTTTTAGTTGCTTCATGATTGCCCGGAATAATATATGTTGGAATTGTTACAGAGTTTATGTAAGACAGAAATAAACAAACTTCATCAGGTTCTGGTTTTTTATCAAACACATCACCTGCTATAATATGAACATCACATTGCTGTTCTAATGCGATAAGTTTTCTAAAAAATGTCTTGAATCTATTAACTTGCCATTTGTAAGGAACTTTTTTCTTATGCAGTAGTATATGCCAATCTGCTGAATGAAGTATTTTCATTTTATCATGTAGCCTAATCTAATATTGTTTAGTAATCCATTTGCACTATATATACTTAAATCTTTATGATGATTACCTTTGAAGACATAACCTTGTTCTTCTAATATTTTTATTTTATATTGCTCATCATCCCAAATAGGTATTGCTTCAGATCCTACAGGTTTTCCATGTAATACATCATTACCTGTTCTTAAATGTATCTCAAAAATTTTGTCATCAATGCATTCTACGTTAAGAAATTCTACATCATCTATTTCACAGACAAATCTAGGAAGATTCCATGTAGGAGGATTTACGACTTCCCATCTAGAAAATTTTGTTAAATTCTTTTCTTCTTTTTCTCCAACCATAGTACAAAAGGGGTCCCAGGCCCAACTAGAACCTTTCGGTTGATTAGTTCTTTTGTAGTCAATAGAATAATGTTTTCCTTCAAAATATTCACACCAAAAGTGACCTGGAGGAATGAGCCCATGATTGATAATAAACTCGTTATCAGTCATAGGTCTAAAAGTTCTTACTTTAGCATTTATACCCATTCCATACAAATTGTAGATAGGTCTTATAATTGCTTTAAAAAGAGTAGAAGGAGTTCGAGGCATAGGAACACAGGCAGGTCCTGCTTGATAACCAAGCCTAAGAGCTATATCTAATTTATTAAATACCCAACGGTGTTGTGGATATAGCTCCCAAGCCTGGTAATCTTCATCAACCAACGATATTTCCCATGGTCATAACTTTAGATACATCACCCTCAAAGGTATATGTTCCTATGTGATTAAGTTTTGTATTCGGGTCCAACCAAATCTCACCACCAAGTTTTTGCCATCGACGACAAAAGGTATAATCTTCTGAGAGATATCTATTATCGTCAGGATCTTGAATTGTATCAAAGAATGAGTAACAATATTTATGAAATTTTTCATCTATGTTAGAATCATTCCTATAATGTAATTCAGGATAAGATTCTCTCATTTTATCAAAAACTCCTTTTTTGATACAGAAAAATCCAGTGGAAGCATCTAACACTTCAACAGCACCGTTTTCAATTCTAATTTGTTTTGTTGCAGGGTCTAAAAATTTAAAGTTTACTGCGTATTGAATAGGAAGTGCTTTTTTAGGGTATGCAGCAGCCAAGATGTCTTTATCATAAGCAAGCGCTCTAAGAATAGAATCGACATCAAATTCAATATCTGCGTCTATAAAGAATAAATGAGATGCTGTGCTTTCCATAAACATTGCAGCAAGAATATTTCTTGCTCGTGTCACAAGGCTCTCATTACGTAGTGTTGTAATCCTAAATGAAATACCGTACTGCATAAATGCTTGTGATAATTTAAACATGGATAAGAAATATTGGTCTGTAATCATACCACCATAACAAGGTGTAGCAAAAAATATTTCATGGTTTCTTAATTTGTCTAAATTAATTTTAGCTTGTCCAGATTCAACGTCTGTGAAAGCCCCGAAACTATTATCAGGGCTTTCATCGTTGTTAGGAGTCACTAAGTCTTGTAATGACTTCTTCATGATAGATCGTCAACTTCCTCTGTTGCTCTAAACTCATCGCCAGCGTCACCGGCAAAATATGCAGTATTCTGCATTAACCACTCTTTTTGTTCATCATAGTTTTGACGCTTATAAATCCTATTAAGATCAAACAATTCAAGCTCTTGCTCTTCTTTTGATAGAGCAACACTTGCCCTAGCAGGAATACAAGTATATTTTACGTTTTGAGGGAGTGGTCCTGTTTTTTCTTTTTTGACTGTAATATCATAACCAGTTTCTGGATCAGCCGGGTTACCGTATTCCGGATTTGCAGCATAATCAACAATTTGACTATAAATTGTAGATCGCAAATCAAATAGTTTTATTTGACCATCTGAGCGATCAATTACATTACAAACATAAGAAAACTGAGGCTTATCAGAATAAACTGCTTCATCAATTTCTTTAAATGGGTTAGGGGCAGAATTATCAAAGCTTTCTGTTTCTCTACTAAACTCTAAACATTCTACAGGCATTTTTCTGCCTTCCGTTGTTGTAACCCAGTAACAATAACGGGGCATAACATCTCCAATGAGACGAACTTTGTTATCTCCAATACTTAAACTCATTCGCTGAATTTCTCGGCGTTGTCCAGTATTTTGTTTTCCTTTTGCTTTATCCCAAGCTACCATTTTATCCTCCTTGTTGAACGTTGGTTCTGTGTTTAGGATGTATTCTCTGTACCCAGAGACTCGTATCTAAAATAAATAAAATCTTTATCGTAAGTTAAATAAGGATTATCAATATCACCTTCTATATAACTTCTATGTATTTTGTCGTCTTCATCAGATACTCTTCGCATACTTAATGCTTTTAAGTAATCTATTTTGTAATGTGCTGCAACATTATGAGTTAAAAACTTTGGGTTTTTAACATAACTTTGCACTTGTTTCGTTTTAAACGTTGAAAAGATGTTTCCTTTACTTGCTTCTAGTAATCCAGTTTGAAAAAGAAACGAAGGAATGTGATGTATGTTAAGATAACGTAATAATGATTGTCCTTTACTCCAGCATATAGGATCATTATAATCTTTTGTTAACCCATGTGTCAAGATTATTATTGCAGCAGGGTCTTTTCGTGCTGCTTGATAGATTTCGAACCAGTTAAAGTATGTAATAGCCATGACTAATATACCATTTCATTCTATTCTCTTGTTGACGTTTAACAATTGGTCCTCGCAACCAGAAATCCACTACTTGAGGTAGTTGTTTATCATCATGCTCACGAATGATACGACCAATTCGCTGTTCAAGCTTAATAGGATTATTATTAGGACAAGTGAGAAACAATGTATCCAGCCGATGACAACTAATACCTTCATCAAAGAGCTTAGTCGATAACACAGCTTTATATTTTCCTCCGACATTAGAAAGAACATCTTTTCTAGTTGATTCATCCGTTTCACCTATTAAACAAACACTTGTTGGGATTAGTTTTTGCAAATCTTTTAACATTTGTACTCTCTCACCTAAGATAAGCGGACATCTTCGATTTGCTATGGCCGTTATTGCCTCTTTAGCAATTAAATTTAAATACTGTTCATTAGAACAAAGTTTATTAAGTTGCCTTGACCAGTCTCTTTTGGGGTCGATTACGGGAAATCGAACATCTGTTTGTACTACTCTAACAGAAGGGTCATTAAGTTTTCTTGGATCTCTTGCAGGTATTAAAAAAGGAGAAAAATAATCTGAGAGATAAACGTGTTTTCCATCTTTTCTTTTCGGTGTGGCAGTAATGCCAATTTTAATTTTTGCATTAAGATTGTTTAATGCATTAGAAAATAAGTCAGCAGGGCATAGATGTGCCTCATCAACAATTACCATAGAGAATATGTTTCTTAAATGCTGGAGATTATTATATACACTTTTGTAAATTCCAACTGTTATATCTTCAATTTCTAAAAAACCATCACCAATTTTTCCGATTTTAATGTTAGGAATTTGATGATTTAATTCCTCAATCCATTGCCTAAATAAAAGTTTAGTATGAACCATAATAAGTGTTTTAACATTATTTCTTGCGATTATGTTACAACCTGTATATGTTTTACCCCACCCACAAGGAGCTTGTATTATCCCACTTCTTGCTCTACCTTTTGTAAAAAACTTTTCAACTACCTCTTGTTGTTCCCACCGTAATTTACCAGAAAAAGTCATTTCTGTAGCAGTTTCTTCGTATTTACGTTTATCTATAACAGATTCCCATTCAAGTTTATGGTATCCATTACTAGGAACAATAAAATAATTATCATCCTCTTCAATAGTGGAAAGAATCTCGTCACCATTGTTGTAAGTAAAAAGAGAAATAAGGTCATTATGATCTTCAACTTCATCTTTTTTCATATAAATTTTATTTGAAATGTTAAGTGTTTTTACTTTAGCTTTCATTTTTTTGCTCTAATAAAAACTTGTCTTCTCTGAGAACACGTAAAATATCTCTTGATTCATCATTGATAATTTCAATCACTAAGTTAGTTACTTCTATGTCTTTTTTAACAAAAAACATTTTTTTCTGAAGTTCCTCAAGTTGTTTTTCATAAAATGTTAATTCTTGTTCTTTTCTTAATTTTTGTTCAAGAATGTCAGCAAGAGAAATAATGTTAGATTCTCTCATAGTTTTTACTTTTTGGCTCCATCAAAAATTCTTTTAAATACCATTCATTATTTATGTACACAATTCTAGCGTAAAATACATCTTCAATAAATAAAACTTGATCTGTATTTATTTTAAAGGGATAAGAAACTTTTTCAAGCCAAATTAAATTATCTTTTACTTTTTTAATTTTTGCATTTTTTGCTATAAAAGTATTCTTTTTAGTGAGATCGTGGATAATTCCATTTTTATCTAAACCCCATTTAGTTTTAGACGTTAGTATTTCTTGAATATTCTTACAAGTGTAATCAAATTTTATTCTTGGGTTCATTTGTAATAATCTATTAAAATAATCACCTATAAAATTTTTATTATCTACTGTTTCAAAATGAGAATCTTTGTGTTTTTTTATTTCTATTTTATCAAAAGTAAAATTTATATCATATGGTTTTTCTTTTAAACCAAAAAAAGGAAATGATATTTTAGAGAATTTATTAGTAATCACTTAGTTCTCCCCAACTAGGACCAATTTCAAAATCGACCTTAATTGGGCAGTTAGGAATAGACAGTCCTCTATCTCTCTGAATACACGTTTTAGCATTTTGTATATAAGTATCAATTAAATCTTCTTTGACTTCACTAACTATCGAGTCATGCACAACAGTAAAAGGTAAAATATCATCGTGATAACCAGACTGCTCAATCCAGTCAATTAAATCAATTACTCCAAGAAGATTTATATCAGAGGCAACACTTTGTACTAAAAAGTTAACACCACTTCTAATGGCATGGGATGCAACTCCCTTATTTGGAGATTTAGATTCTGGCAGCCGACGTTTACGACCAAAATGAGAATAGATAAAAGCGTGATTTTCAATTTGTTTGTTAGAGTCATCAATGAACCTTTTGAGAGATTTTGCTTCTCTAAAGTATTTACTAATAAATTGAGAAGATTGTGCTTTAGTGATTTCTTCTCCTTCAGCGGCGTCTTTATTAACAGTTTCTGCAATTTTAGCAGGGCCAGCTTGATACATAATACCAAAGGTTATGGCTTTTGCGTATTGTCGTTCATTAGGGTTATACTTTTTTACATCACTGATTTCACAAGGTAAATTAAACATTTGTTTTGCTACATAAGAGTGAAAGTCTAATTTGTCAATAAAAGCTTGTTGCAAAAACTTGTCTTTACTTAGAACTGCCGCATAGTAAACCTCAGCAGTGCCTAAGTCACATTGCACAATTTTATAACCATCTCTTGCACGAAATAATTTTTTAATGTCTTTATTATCTCGTGGAATGTTTTGATAGTTTAAATTACCTGAACTAGAAAGACGACCAGAAGTGGTTCCTTGAATATTAAAACCGCTTCTTAACCTACCATCTTTATCTATACCATTAAGAATGTTAGAGATGTAAGTGCCTGATAATTTAGATTTTTCCCGTAAATCAAGAACAGCTTGTGCAAGAGGATGATCTAGTGTTTGTAGAACCTCTTTATCAACACTCAAAGCTCCGGTCGCAGTTTTTTTCTTAGATTTTAATCCAATAATTTCAAAGAAAAGCTGTCGTAATTGTATTGTACTATTGGGGTTAAAGGTTTTCTTATGTATCCTTTCAAACCGCTGAACTGCACTATGCTGACTAATTTCCTCAATACATTCTTCAATGTCAATTTTGTATTCCTTATCTAAATTTTTAAGTTGATCAAGATTAATTGGACCACCGGTTCTCTCTAACACTTTAAGTGCTTTTGTTGCTGGTTTCAAAATGTTATTGTATAAAGAATTAAATTCTTCGCTTTTATCCACAAGTGGCTTAAATTTATTATATAATTGATATGTTGCATCGCCGTCCTTACAAGCATAAGGTGCAAGAATATCCATTGGTAGCATACCATAATTAAAATCTGCTAATTTAATTTTGTTTCGCCTTGCAAAAGTTTTCTTATAGTCATCTAATTCTTTTTCGTAATCACCGAGATCTGTAAAACGTAACGCTAAAGATTTTAATCCGTGTGTCCCCACTGATTCTTCTAAACAATAATGAAGAAGCATTGTATCTTCCCAACGATCAAATACAAAACCTAGAGAATCTTCCATAAATTGCATGTCAAACTTCGCATTGTGAAACACACAACGCTTATTCGCAAATAAATCAAAGAAATAATCGTAATTATTACTTACAACTTCAAGAGAGACGAAATGTCCTTGATGCTCCCTCGAAGAAATAGCAATACCGATAATAACACCTGTTCTGGCAGATAACGAAGTAGTTTCAATATCTACTACAAGGGTGTCAGCATTATCATAATCAGGAATAGCTTTTAGTAGTTGATCTTGAGTCTCAATAAATTGATAATCTTTTTCTATTTCTTGACCCACATTATCATCTTCTAAAATTGGTTTAATCTTAGAAAAGGCAGAAACAATATCATCATTTAGTTGCGGTTTAAAAATTGTCATATTAGGGTGCATTATAGGAAGATATTTTTTTTCTATAAATACACCATTATATTTTTGTACACCTGTATAGCCCGCAGTATATTTGAGAGATTCTGCGCCAATAGGACAAATAAGTTTGTACTTATTAAGTTCGTCTAATTCTAAATCTATGTCTTTTTTGAGTATTTTTTCTTTCTTACTTGAACAAAGAAATTTAATATCAAAATCTGCATCAGAGAAATATTTTCCAATAACACCTTCAGCATCTTTTTCTGCATTACTGGCAAAAACAAAACATAAATCAGCCATTTTTAATTCTCTCTTCTATAGAAGTTTTTAAATTTACTTTACTTGGAATAGGGTTATCATAATAATCATCATCCCAAATTACGCTTATATTATATGATATACTGCGCCGCTCACCTTCGCCTCTAAAAGGATAAACAACATGATTTAGCCACAAAGGAAATAAATAAAAAACTCCAACTTCTGGAACTACATATTCTGTCTGTGGAAACTTAAATACAACTCTATCTCTATTTCCTACATCACCCCATACTAGCGAAGTTATCCCGTCCATTGCACCTTGTGCGCCATAAATTGACTCTGGTGAGAGGTGTTCCCTATCAATAATTTGATCTGGTACCTTAGTATGTATAAAACCCGCAAATGAAGAAAAATGTTCTGAACCGTGATCGTGAAGAGGGTTATAATCACCTTCATATTGATGTACGGTCCATACATCGTGTACGTCTAGGTGATAAGGAATTGGAGTGCTACCGGTAGTCTCAAAAAAATGATTTATGTAAATATTTGCTGCATCTTTCAAAAGTTTTCTAAACTGCTTAAAACGTTTATTCGAGACATCAACCTGTAACTGACTGCCTTTATGTATTTCTCCTACAAGCCTATCAGCATAAGATGGTGTTTCTGGATCAGCCAACATATCGTCACACATTGCATTAAGGTCTTCAATTATGTTTTCTGTTACTTTACCTTTACCTACAAGTAGTTGAGGTTTAGGGTAAATATTAAATTCAACTTCTCCGGGTTTTAATTCGGTCATCGTAATATTTCTTTTACTTCTTGTTTGTTTAAATCTCCTGGATCACGACCAAGAGGCAATTTTATTATTCTTGATTGTATGTTTCTCTTGTCTAACTGATTAGAAATTTTTTCTGCTGCAATAGCACCCGCAGTGTCTGGGTCCATCATAATGTCAACTTTTGTAACACCAATTATGTCAACTAATTCCAATTTAGTTTTATTAAAATTAGATGCACCAAACAAACATACTGTGTTTTTATAACCAAGTTGCCACATATTTAACA